TGAGGTATGGAAGGTGTGGAAGGGTGGCTCGCCATGCTGACTATAAAGATCGAGGGTCTGGAAGAACTCAAGCGCGACTTGAGCGATATCGGGTTTAAGCAGATCCCCTTCGCTGCAAAAAACGCGCTTAATTCGACGGCCAAGCTGGTCAACCAGGCATTGCAGGATGAGATCAACCGGGCTGTTGATCGGCCTAACCCAGCAACTCGGCAAGCCATGTTTGTGTACGAGTATGCGACCAAAGCCAATCTTCGCGCAGAGGTCGGGTTGAGGGACGGTGTCAGAAAGTCGGCTCGCAATTCATTGGGGCAGTTGGCAGGTACGCAAGGGAAGGGATCAACCATGCCAGACCGTTACCTGAGCGCGTTGATCGATGGTGGTACGCGCGTGAGCAAGCGATATGAGCGAGCCCTGCAAAAAGTCGGGGTGATGCCCGCCGGAATGTACGGTGTGTTTGCCAAGCGCAGCAATGCACTCGATCAGTATGGCAATCTGTCAGGTGCCAAGATCGTGCAGATACTCTCGTGGTTCAAGGCGTTCCCTGAACAAGGCTATCGCATGAACCGCAAGAACACGACCAGGTTGATCAAGGGGAAGGGAATGAAATGGGGGTTCGCCTACTTCCGCGGTGGACGTAACACCGGATTGCCTGATGGGATATGGGAGCGGCATTACCCGAACGGTCAAGCAGGTAAATCATTCGTGCGTCCCATCATCCTGTTCGTCGGAACGCCGTCATACGGCAAGCGTATCCGCTACTTCGAGACAGCCAGCGAAACCATTGATAGGGTGTGGAACATCGAGTTCGACAGAGAGTTTGCCAGCGCAATGAGGACGGCGAAATGAGCGCATCCAATGAAGCGCCAGTAGTTATGTGTTGCGCAACAAGTAGCATACAACCCATTGAAACGAAAGGTACTCCCGCAGCTTTCCCGATACGGGTGATTAGTACCTTGTGTGTGCTCTAGTCATGAGTTTTTACTAAGGGGGTTGTAAGGTGTTGAGTCAACAGGATATTGCAGATCATCTTGATTTAAGCCAGCAAGCTGTAAGTGAGCTTCTGGAGCAGATCAATTTAGATTGGAAAACTGTTGAACTGGGTGATATTCGTGTTGCATATATACGCCGCTTGCGAGAGCAGGCCGCTGGCAGAGGTGGTGCGAACGTGGGTGAACTGGCGGCCGAGCGCGCAAGGTTGGCCAGTGAACAGGCCGACAAGGTGGCGATGCAGAACGCCGTCACGCGCGGCGAGCTGGCGCCGGTTGCGCTGATCGAGGAGGTACTGACCAAGGCGGCGTCGAAGGTTGCCGGCGTTTTGGATGCAATACCTGGGATGGTGCGCCGTCGCGTTCCTCAACTTACGGCTGATGATATTGATCTGATCGCAGGAGAGGTGGCGAAGGCGCGCAATACGGTGGCTGCGATGTCGTTATCAGACCTGAATGATGAGGCGACCGTCGAGGATGATGCCGTTGTTGTTGATCAAATAATGGGTGAGGCTGCCTGATGGATCTATCCGAGCACACTCGTTTCATTCTCCCGACGCTGGAGCAACACCTGGCGCGAGGGATGAGTGCGTTCGGGGTGCCGCCGCCGATGACGCTGGACGAATGGGCGCGGGAGCATTTCTATCTGTCCGTCGAATCGTCCTATGTTGAGCAGCGGTGGACGCCGTGGTGGTTCCAGCGCGCGATCATGGCGTGTATCAGCAACGACGATATCCGCGAGATCATCTGGCGCAAGTCGGCTCGCGTCGGATATACCAAGATTCTGCTGGCGGCGATGGGCTACTTCGCGCAACACAAGCGGCGCAACCAGGTGTTGTGGCAGCCGACCGATGATGACCGCGACGAGTTTGTCAAGACCGAACTGGACCCGATGCTGCGCGACGTGGCGGTGATGGAAATGGTGTTCCCTGCCTACCTGAAACGCGACAAGGACAACACGCTGCAGGCGAAGAAGTTCCTCGGCAGCATGGCGCACATCAAGGGCGGGAAGGCCGCGAAAAACTACCGGCGGCTGAGCGCGGACGTGGCGATGCTGGACGAATACGATGCGTTCGATGCGAACATCGAGAAGGAAGGCGATCCCGGCACGCTGGCGGCCAAGCGCGTCGAGGGCGCGACCTTTCCCAAGATGGTATTCGGCAGCACGCCGAAGCTGAAGGGTTTTTCCAACATCGAAAAACGCGAGCGCGACGCGGACATTTTCCTGCAACCCTGCATTCCCTGTCCGGAGTGTGGCGGCTACCATCCGCTGGTGTGGGGCGGCAAAGAAGAGATGAGCGGTTTCAAGTGGCATGACGACGATCCCGAAACCGTCCGCCACTTGTGTCCGCACTGCGGCGCGCTGATCTCGCAGGCGCAATACCTGGGCATCGACCTGGACACGGCCGGACGCTATCAAGCCGATGATGGCACCACGCTGGACAACAAGGGCATCTTCCGCAACCCGCAGGGCGAGATCATTCGCCCGCCGGCGTGCGTCGCTTTCCACACCTGGAGCGCCTACAGCCCGAACGTATCATGGGCCGGCATCGTGCGCGAATTCATTGCCGCCAACCGTGAAAGCGGCGAGGGCAAAAAAGAAAAGCTACAGGCCTTCGTCAACACCACTCGCGGCGATTACTGGGCCGAAGAATACGAAAAGACCGACGAGAACGAACTGCGCGCGCGCGCCGAGCCGTTCCTGCTGGAGCGCGTGCCGCGCGGCGCAGTGCTGCTGCTGGCTGGGATCGACACACAACCGAACCGGCTGGAGTGCGGCGTGTGGGGTTATGGGCGCGGCTGCGAAATGTGGACCGTCGCGCACCGCATTTTTTTCGGCAACCCGGACGAGGAGGAGGTGTGGGCGGATATGGACGAATTCCTGTTCGAGACCGAATTCATGCACGCCAGCGGATCCCGCCTGCGCATCACCGGCGCGGCGATCGACACGCGCGGCCACAACACCCACGCCGTGTACAACTGGGTAGCCAAACATAATCGCCGTAAAGTGTTCGCCATCGGCGGGCGCAGCGGGCGCGAGAAACACATCAAGGACGGTGCCAGCAAAGTAGATATCGACTGGAAGGGGCGGCTGCGCAAAAACGGCCTGGTGCTGTGGTGGGTCGGGACAAACCACGCCAAAGACCTACTGCATGGCCGCTTGCAGATTACCAAGCCGGGCCCCGGCTACGTCCACTTCAGTAAAGAACTCAGCGACGAATGGTTCCGCCAATTCACCGGCGAAGCGCGCACCACCCGCCGCACCACGCGCGGCGAAGAGTCCTCCTGGACAGCGATCAGGAAGCGCGTTGAGGCCTGGGACTGCGGCGTGTACACCATCTGGCTGGAGACATATTTCGATCTGCATAAAAAAAGCGCGAAATTCTGGGATGATCTGGAAGCCAAGGTGCAGCCGCTGATGGCAGACCTGTTCAGTCAGCCCAAAGAACTGACGCTGGACGAGCTGGTCGCCGGTGTGCCGAGCAAAATGCAGACGCCTGTACCCAGCCGCGCCGCCAAACCTGGCGCAGCGCGCAGCAGTTTCGCCACGGACGATTGGGCGCAAAGGGGATTCAAGTGAGCGGTGAAGCGTTGCTTAGATTTGTCCTCAAAGCCGTTCAACATGCGATCGGTGAAAACTCATTCAGTGACAACTGCGCCGAGCAGATCGAGCAGCAATTGCGCTGGCCGGTCGTTGAACGCTGGGCCATCATTGATCGTCAACAGGATGGAGGATGTGAAGTATATGTTGCAAAAATAGATTGCCTGGCGCGCAAGGAAGAAGTGCTGAAAGATTTTAATGGGTGCAACAGGACAGAAGTATGCGCCAAACATCGCATCAGCAAGGCGCAATTTTATCGGATGCTAAAAGGAGAATGAAAATGGCCGGCAAGTATCAGGTTAAAAAACAGTCTCATCTTCCCCCTGTAAATGAGACAGCCGCCTCGGTAAATTCGGCAAACCTGAATGCGCCCTCTCCTCAATCCTCTCCCGCAAGCGGGAGGGGAGGCGAACGAGAGAAGCATAAAACCATACAAGGGTTCGCCGATGAGCACTGCTACCGAGATGCTGGCCAAATATCTGGTCGCTGAAACCGCGTTATTGGAGGGCAAGGAAGTCAGCTTTGGCGACCGGCGCCTGCGCATGGAAGATCTGCCCGCCATCATCGCCGGGCGAAAAGAATGGGAACAGCGCGCCGTTGCCGAAGTCGCACGGGCCAACCAGGCGCCCACCATCGGCGGGCTGACGATGTCTGTGGCCAGATTCGATAATCCCGTATGAACCGCGTCGAATTGAACCCACTGGATCAACTGGTCGCCTGGCTCAGCCCGTCCGCCGGGTTGCGCCGCATCAACGCGCGGCGCGTGCTCAGCCAGTACGAAGCAGCCAAGCCGTCGCGGTTGCGCAAATTCTCCAAAGACCAGCGCTCGCCCGATCTGCAAGTGCAGCAGGGCGCGGTGGCATTGCGCACACTGGCGCGCAACCTGGAACAGAACCATGACATCGCGCGCGGCGCATTGCGCACCTTGGTCAACAACGTGGTCGGGCCCACCGGCATCGGCATCGAGCCGCAGCCGCGCAAGAAAGACGGGAGCATCCATACCGACTATGCCAAGGCGCTGCGCGATGCGTGGCGCGACTGGTGCCTGTGCCCGGAAGTGACGCAGCGCCACCACTGGGCCAAGGTGCAGCGCATGATGGCCGCGAGCTGGTTCCGCGACGGCGAAGTCTTCACGCAATCATTAACCGGGCCGGTGCCGTTCCTCGACCACGGCACGCGCGTGCCGTTCTCGCTGGAGATGTTCGAGGCGGACATGGTGCCGATGGATTATCACGATCCCGGCAAAGGCATCCAGCAGGGCGTGCAGCGCAATAGCTGGGGTAAGCCCACCGGCTTCTGGGTATGGAAGACCTTCCCAAATGGCAGCTTGACGCTCACCCGCTCCAACGATCTCAAATACATCGACTCGTCGCGCATGCTGCAACTCGCTTCGGTGGACCGCATCGGCCAGATGCGCGGCGTATCCGGATTCGCCAGCGTCATCACCCGGCTGGAAGACATCAAGGACTACGAAGAAAGCGAGCGCATCGCCGCCAAGATCGCCGCCGCGCTCACCGCCTACGTGCGCAAGGGCTCGCCGGATATGTACGACCCGGCCACCATCACCGACCGCGACGCGGAAGGCAACGCATTGCCGCGCGAACTCAGCCTGTCGCCCGGCACCATCATCGAAAATCTCGGCATGGGCGAAGAGATCGGCCTGATCGATTCGAACCGCCCTAACCCGAACGTCGTCACCTTCCGCCAGGGGCAGTTGCGCGCTATTGCCGCCGGTCTCGGCGCCAGCTATTCCAGCCTGGCGCGCGACTACAACGGCACCTACTCCGCTCAGCGTCAGGAGCTGGTCGAGCAGTGGATCCACTACGCCGTGCTCACCGACGAATTTGTCGGCCAATTTGTGCAGCCGGTGTGGCAGCAATTCGTGCTGGCCGCGCACCTTTCCGGTCAGGTGACCATGCCCAGGGACCTGGAGCAATACAGCGAGGACGATTGCCTGTACGTCGGGCAATCCATGCCGTGGATCGACCCGCTCAAAGAAGCCAACGCCTGGCATCAATTGGTGCAGGATGGCTTCGCGTCCGAAGTCGAAGTCATCCGTAAACGCGGTGGGAATCCGCGCGATGTCATCGAACAGATCGCCGCATTTCGCAGCGAAGCCAAAGCGAAAGAGCTGGTGTTCGGTTCCGACCTGGCCAACGAACAGGCGCCGCCCGCCGCGCCCTTGCCGGTGGATACGTCTGCACAAGATGCTGTCGAATGAACACCTACATCATCCCTAAAGCAGGCCGCACCTACCGGCAATACGTGGACTACTGCATATCTCTGCGCGCCTCGCCCTTGCCCGTCAATGAATCAACAACCATTTAATAAAGGAGAATCAAAATGCAAATAAAAGTATTCCACGACCCAATATCACCTTCTGGCGAGGTGCTCGCACGGGAGGCCGTGCTTAACTCGGACGATGCCTTGATGGTGATTGCATTCTTCGAGCTGAAGCAAAAGCAGGGAACTTTACCGCAGGGCGCAATCTCTGCCGCGATGATCTTTGACGAGCTTATCAGGCGCAAGATCATCTCCAGTCTCAAGCCGCGCGCGAAGGTGCAGCTTAGCAAGCTGGTTGCGCAGGACGAGGAGCAGAAGTTCACAGAGAACTTCCTGACTGGCGGAGAAGCCGAAGGCTGGCTGGTACGCAAGGGCGTGAAGATAACAATTCACGGTCTTGACGGCGATGTTGTGTTTGCTATCAAACAGGAACCAGGCCGGTATTGCCGACACTGTGGCGAAAAGTTGGTGGACGACGGTGACGGCAAGGCTGCTCGCAAGCATGTGACCGAGAAGCACGTGGGGAAGACATCCCCCGATGCGGAAAATCCTTCTGGCTACGTTATGCAGAACTACTACAACTGTGCGCTGGAGGTGAATCATGGCTGATCTCGTATTCAACATTGCCAAGGGACGTGTGGCGGAACTCTACAATCGCGTGGACTTGAGCGACCCGACTAACGCCGTGCTGGTAGTTACAGCGTGGGTAATTTCGGCTACGGACGCGGCCTGTATTGACGCTGACGACCACGCCGCGCTTGAAACCATTGCCAACGTCGCCGAAGCCACCAACAGCGGCTATGCGCGCAAGGTGCTGACCGATGCCGACATCGTGGCTTTCGCGCCGGACGACACCAACGACCGCGTTGACCTGGATATTCCAGACCAGACCTGGACTGCGGTATCTGCGGGGAGCAACTGGACCGACCTGACCATCAGCTATGACAGCGATTCTACTGCTGGCACGGACGCGAATATTGTTCCCTGCACGCAGCACGATTTCGTTGTTACCCCGAACGGCGGCGATATAACCGCACAGATCGCGGCAGCAGGCTTCTTCCGCGCAAGCTAAGGTTCGGTGACTAACGCGGGGGGGAACTCTTAATGGATATGTCGCTAAGAGCGGCTCTTGCTGGGCTGAATGGTTTACCTGGGGCTGCGGGTGCTCCAGGTGCTACTGGAGCCACAGGAGCTACCGGAGCGGATGGCGCTGTTGGCCCTGTTGGCCCGCCAGGCCCGCCAGGAGAGGGCAGTGGTAGTGGCTCAACTACATTCTCAATCAACGTATCAGCTTACGGCGCAGTTGGTGATGGCAAATGGTTTTTTGATTGCTCCGTTACCAGTGGCAGCGATATTGCCACCGCTCCGTCAGGCACCTTTGCTGTCGGCGATGTTGGCAAGATATTAAACGTCGCTTATCACAGCACCGCACCCGGCGGGTTGAGTAAAGATGCCTCGTTCAACACGACCATTGTAGCGTTCGTTGATAGTGCTCACGTGCAGATGGCTATATCGTCAACGATTAGTGATACTACTGCGCAGTTCGTATTTGGCACTGACGATGGGGCAGCTATTATTGCGGCGGTTGCTGCAATGAACGCATCTCCAGGTATTACGCGCGTTGATTTTGATAATAGAATTTATCTCTCCACTCTGACAATCAGTCTGACCACATCCTACAAAGGGCTGGCGGGTGCGGATATTGGGGTAGGTAGCCTGTGGGGATATTATCCATACTATTACGCACCTAGCGTCATTGCGGACAACCACGCCACAGGAACGATGCTGGTGTATGTTGGTGCGCCGCAGTCGATTCGGTTCATCTCTGTAATCGGAAATACTACGCAGGACATCTGGGGTGCCTTTCTACATAACCTATGCGTTGATGGACGATTCAGAGCAGGTTCGGTAATTTACGAGGCCGCGACAGTTACCTGCGATTATAAAAATATAGTCGTGCAGGCTAAAGATGTCAGCGACATCAGATTTGCCTGGCATTGTGAATCACTGACCCCTAATTCAGCTGATTACCCTAATCCTGGTTTCTCGCGAATCAACTGCGTTTATGCCAATAGGTATACCCGTTGCAGAGTGGTTGGCACGTGGTTGCTAAGTGGCGCAAGCGCAAGCTACGGAGGGACTAATACATGCTTCTGCACCTTTTATAGCTGCTCTTGGTCAAATTTGGAAATTTGGGCGGCAGACGACAATCAATTCTTTGGCTGTTTTTCTATTGGCGGTAGCGTTACCTTTGACAGCGCCAAGAAAGGTGCAGCAGGGAAGCCAGTAGAGACGTGTACATTCTATGGCTTACTGGTACAAGGGACAGCAGGCGGGGCAGGTATTGTTGCCAATGGTAGCAAAGTTATCGGGTGCAGGATTTATGGGTTGAGTGGAACAGACAATCCAATCAACGTATCTGTTACCAGCGGTGCCGACTTGTTCTACGATTATCTTGGGTCAGCCCTTGGCGGGGCAATACCTCATGACCGAGTTCCCGCGTTGAAAGTGGTAGGCGATTATTTCATGCTTACCGAAACCGCAGACGGGATATTAAGCACTGCCGCGCTTGGCGCTTATGCAGGGAAGATCAAAATCTCCGTTGGCGGCGTGACCAAGTGGATACCGTATTATGACAACTAGATTTTATCTGCCGGTTGCTGGCTCAGCGCCTTCCGCACCTACCGTTAGCACGGGGTGGGCGTATAGCGCCCCTGCATTCGCACGTTATCCAAGCGCATTTACTAAAACTGGATCAGGCGGCGTCGCTCTTGTTAATCAGGTCTGGCAGGGTACCACTGATGACATCGGCTACCAGTGCCTGCGCCAGTGGGTGTCACCGCCACTGGATGTTAACCAGACCATATCGGGCACAGTAGCGGCTGCGATTATAGTCAGAGAAAGTTCCACGCTCGCCGATGCGTATCTTGCGGTTGGTGTACGTGTCATGGTAGGCGACACAGACACGGTTAGAGGTGTCTTACGTATTCCGCTAGTTGCTGACATCGAGGCAACTACCACTGGGGCAACGCGCATCGTCAATAACGTTGCTCATACCACAGTTAACGCGCTGGCCGGTGACAGAGTTGTAATTGAGCTAGGGCACCGATTCGTAACGCCGGCGGCAGGCGCTAGTGCTGATTTAGCGATAGACAATCAGGACTATACCGATCTACCGTTAACATCAGGGGGTGGTTCTGGCACCGAGTGCCCGTGGGTTGAGCTTTCAACCACCATTACTTTTAACGATGGTGCGCCGCCGCTAGGACAAGCAACAGAAACCGACACCGCGCAAGTCATCACCCTAAGCGAAAACGCTATCCGCGATGTCGCGCAAGCCAGTGAAGCAGACACCGCGCAAGTTATCACCACGGTTCTCGGCGCGCTAACTATCGCAGTCGGGCAAACAACCGAAACAGACCTTGCGCGCCCGATTGCAGCGTTGCAGGGCGTCACCCTTGTTATCGGGCAGGTTGCAGAATCAGACTTGGCGCAGTCCATTGCCGTGTATAGCGCCACGACCATCGCGATTGGTCAGGTCACAGAGTTGGATGTTGCGCAGGTTATCCTGGAAGCGTACTCCAATCAGCCGCTCGGCGTAGGGCAAGTGACCGAGACAGATGCCGCACAAACAATCTCATCGCCCACTCCGATCACAATTGCGCTGGCGCAAGCGTCCGAGATAGATTTGTCGCTGGCAGTCACGCTCTACGCAACAAGGACAATCTCGCTGGGGCAGGTAAGCGAGACGGATATTGCCAGAGCGATTACCGTGGTATTCGGAGTCACGGAAACGTGGTCGATCAATCTCGAACATCCTACTACCGGACTGGCGCTGACCGGATTGGGAAATAACGTGGTCAAGTTCGAGGCGTATCAGGAAAGCACGGTGGAGTGGTTCAACCCAGCAACCGGCGCACTGCAAGCAGCACAGCCAACACCGCTGGCGCTACTGGAAGATATCAGCGGGAGACATAACGGCAGATACGCTGCCGCAACGACCATCGGCGCTTTCAACACCTGGATGGTGCTGCATATCTATTGGGATTACGATGCAGAGGATGGGCGCGGCTCGATACGGCGGCACGTTTGGTCGCGGGCTTATTACAACGCAGGAGTTGAGTTGCTGTCCGGGCTTACGGCGGGGCAGGCTGCTAGCCTAGCTGCAATAGAACTGGCAACAGATACCATTGAAGCAACCGTGGAGGCGTTGCCGAGTGCGCCGCAGAATGCCCAGGCCGTGCGCACCGAACTCACCACTGAACTCGCCCGCCTGATGGACATGGCCAAGCAGGATGGGGTTGTCGCCGGCACGCCGGTGGTAATCACGCCGACCTCGCGCACCGCCGGGGATGTG